CTCTGGCTTGTCTTTCGGGTCATGGGGCGTAGTCATTCCCATTTGTTGCATCTTACGAATCTTTTCCTTTGACTTCTGGCACATACTGTGGTAGTCGTGGGATGTGTAGCTTACTGTGTGTTTGTCACTGTTGTTCATTGTTGTCCTCCTGTTAGCATACCTGTCCTACCAATACTTCTAGACAGTATGTCTGCTGTTCGTCCTGTGGCGTCTGCCTGTAGTAAACGTTGAGTAGCCATCTGAGGTGCAGTTTGTCCTGCAATAGTTCTTTGAACTGCTGGAGTAGCCATAGACCTTCCTAACCCCGCCCCGGCGATTAACCCAAGGCCAGCACCCGCTGGACCACCTACTATAGCGCCTCCTGCTGTTGCCGCACTCGCTAAAATACCAGTGGCGGCTAAAGTATGAAACCAGCTAGGATTCTGAGGGCTTCTCAGTCTTTTTAGCTCATCTAGTTGAGACTTAAGCTGTTTTACTTCCGCTTCTTTTGCATTTTTCAAAGTTGTCTGTCTAGCGATGTCTTCTGCAAACTGAGGATTCGTCCTCAACTTAGCTTTTTTAGATGCAATGTCTGCATCAATGTTTTTAAGCTGTGTTTGTAGTTTATCTGAGTGTTCTTTAATTGTTTTTTCAACCAGCATTGCTCGTGATTTAGCTAAGTTTGTTGCTCTTTTTGCTATAGCTTTTTCTGCGGATCTGAGATTTTGTTCTAAAACGTGGGCTTGCCTGACTAAAGGTCCAGTGCCATAGCGTTTGTCTAGGTTGTTATTATTTGCCGCCGCCGTAATCCAATCGCTTTCGTTAAACACCCCACGTTTAGTAGCATCTGTTCGTGTACTTTCAACAGCATCTCTTAAAACTACAGTGCTTTTCCAGTTTCCTGCTTCTTTTTCAAACGCTTTAAGTTGCTTGTCCGTAAGTTGTTTTTTGATTATGTCATCAATTTTTCCTTGGGCCATGTAGTACGACTTTCGCAAAAGCGGATCACCAGCGTTAGCCGCTATGGTTCCTAATCGCCCACGGATTGCTGACAAAACGTCACCGTCTATTCTTCCGCTAGCGTCCTTGAAAGTATTCACTCCATTAATTGCATTTATAACGTTTTTTTGAAAACCCGGAAGATCAGTAATAAGCGCCTTGAAAACAGGATCAGAAGAAATTCCGTCTGCAAGGGCTTTTTCAAATTCATTTTTCTTAACCCTTATTTTTTTGCCCTTAATCATGGAGTACCCCTTGTTGCTCCATAATTCGTCTAAGGCTCTCATACGCTGACCTATATCTTCAACAGACAGAATTTTTTGAATGTCAGAAACAGTAGCGGTTGCTGGCATGGCATTAGAAAAGGCTTGGTTTCTAAAGTCAAAGCGTCTAGCGTTTAACATTCTTTTCACATCTGATGTTGCTTTAGCCACTATTTCATCTGCTTTACCACTTTTTAGCAGTGACAGTTTTTCTTTTAGTGGTGTTATTGTGCTTGCGGATTCTTTGTTTTTAGCGTCTTTTAGCCTTTTAGCATCATTTTTCAAAGCATCTGCCGCATCGTTCATAATGTTTTCTTGGTCTTTTATTCTTTCTTTCAAGCCTTCGTCCATTTTTTTAGACATTTCTTTTTGAGCATCTAAAAATTCTTCGGCTTTTCCTACTATCTTTTGTTCTTGTGCTTTTACAACGCCTTTCCCGCCAAAAGACGGTGCAACAATGTCTCTGTAAAACGTATGAACAGCACCTTCAACACCTTCTGGTTTACTAGCCGCCAACGTAATAGGAACAAAGTCTCCAGCCTCGTCTACAAGGTCACCTTCAACTCTTCTTCGTGTAAAAACATCTACAGTTTTCCCTCCTAATCCTAGACCTCCTCGCAAAACACCGTAACCCACAAGACCCATACCGGCCCCTGTTTGCGCTCCTTCAAGTCTTTCGCCTTCTTTAGCCTCTCCAGCACCGTATACTGCGCTTTCTGCGGCTACTCTAGCGGTAATGGGTGTTGCTTGTCTAACCGCTTCTACCGCCTTACCGGTTCTGGTTGTTGGGGCAACTGCTCTAGCGGCTAATGCTGGTGTTCTTAATAGATTGACAGGAGATGCTATTGACCCAGCAACGTCAGCCGCTATTGCCGCCCCTGCTTGTCTTTCTTTAAATGCTTCTTGTTTTTCATCATATTCAGCACGGAGTTTGTCGTACTGCTCACGTACTGTTGTATCTATACCGTATTGAGCATAAGTACCAACAACAGGCATTGCGTTGATAACGGCAGAAGTCCACAAACCCATTTCATCTCCCCAGCCTAGAGCCATGCTGGAAAAGAAACGCTGGGCGGCGGCAAGAGAATCTTCGGAAGACCAAGAAACCTGTTCAACTTCGGATTGTTCTATGCTTTTAGAATCAGTTTTTCTAGCGTCTTCTAATTCTTGCAAAATCCTTTGTTTTTCTTCTTCAGTTATTGAAGATGCCGGATCGTTACTAGAAACATCATCTACATTTTGCTCTTGTCTTCGCAAAGAATTTAAAATTAAATCAGACATTTTAACCTCAGTTAAAAGTTATATTGTTTTTTTGAACAAAAGAATCATATCTTTCTTGTTCGGCTTGTTGAGCTTCTAACAAATCCAAATAGCCTATTCTGTCTTGTGTTCTGACAAATTCGATTAATTCTTTTGCCGCTTGTGTGTTTCCATTTCTGTCTAATTGTCTTGCCTGTTCAAGATGGGCATCTAGCACAGCGACTTCTGATGAATTATCTTGGCGCAGGGCATCAACCTTTTTATTATACCCATCTAAACTAACTTTTCTCTCGTAACCAAACGCCAAGGCGTCTCCAGTTTGCTCAATCCACCTGAGTTTACCGTCCATGTATTCTTTTTCTGCATCAGCTATTTTCTTCATGCCTCTAATATAAGCAATTCTGTCTTCAGCGCTTAGGTTTTTAGGATCAACACTGGCGTCTAGAGCCAGCTTAACGTCTCTATCAGAAGCTGGTCCTCTTGGAAGCAGGGCTATAGCGTTTTTCATACGCACTTCGTTTAAACGAGAACGGTGGACAGTTATTGCGTCACCCAAACCAGCAACATCAGCAATAACAAAATCTCTAGCCATTCCTAGAAAACCGCCAACCTGTCCTTTTTCTCCTGCAATTTCTATTGTGTCGTTTAAGAGATCAGAATACTTTATAGATTCTGCGCCAGCTTGTCTTTGTTCTTCTACAGTTTCTCTGTAAGCCTTTATTTCTGGGTTTTTCCAATCATCTCTTCCACGAGGGGCGTCAGAATCTGCGTCTTTTCCTACTACCTCTCCAATTACTTTACGGTTTAAAAAATTTCCTTCAGCGTCAAAAAATTCAACAACGCCTTGTACTTTACCGTTTACTTTAATGTCTTTTTCTACTTTGTAGCCTTTGGCTTCACTGCCTTTCTTTTCTTCTTTTACTGACTCGTTCAGTATTTCCATAGCTCTTTCAGGAGATACTTTGTAACCTTTAGCTATTTCAAGATAACTTTGTCTTTTTTTGTTATCTCTTGAAATATCTTCTTCAGGAGACGCTTGCATCATCCTTGCCATGTTAAACAAAGCTAATTCACCTTTTTCTTGAAGGGCGGTTAAATCTTTTTCTTCTTTAGTCGTTTGCAAATCTGTCAAACGAATAGCCTCGTCTACCAGCATCTTCCCTATGCGTTGCATATTAGAATCTCTGCTCGTCATCATTTCCTGACCCTTAGTTCTCAGGACATCAGGGTTGTTTTGGTTAGCCGCAAGAATCTGCTGGAACTGCTGTTGTGCTTTTTCAGCATCTACTATTTCCTGACGTTCCTTTAGACCTCCTCTGATCCCCGTAAACATACCCTCTAAACCAGCGCCCATAGCGGAAGCACCAGCACCGATGTTAGCACCGATGCGTCCTCCGCTTCTCTGGAACATACCACCTATGTCAAATCCTCTAACAGCCATTTGTGTTTCTCCTTAAATTAGCTTTGAGTAGTTGACCATCAAGTAGCCGTGATCTCCACGGGTTACTGCTTCTGGTGCTACTTCTTGAACTTCTTGAGCGATTACACCGTAAGTCGGAGCGTCACCAGCAATTCTCTTGCCTTCCTCGTTCCAATCCCAAGTGTACAGGTTTATTCCGTTAGGTAGTTTACCAACAGGTTCAATGTTAGTTTTTAGAGATACGTCTGATAACCACCAAGGCTTTTCCCCACCTATTATATCACCGATCAAACCACCGGCTGTTTGGGTCAATCCACCGACTAGAGAACCAGCGCCAGTAAACATTCCACCGTAGAGTTCAGCGAGTCCTAGTCTCCTGCCAACGTCTGCTTCTAAGTTAGCCAACTGAGCCTCAAGTCCGTACTGCCCCATCTGTCTACGGGCAACGTCAGCCATAGACGCAACGTTGAGTGCAGGAGAGAACGCAGACAACATAGCCGCCTGTGGGATATAAGCTCCCTGAAGAGCACTCAAGCCAAGCCCTTGCTGTGCCTCTTCTAACCCAAGACCTCCTGCCAGCAAGTCCATACCACCTGTCATAGCTTGTTGAGCCATAAGTTGTTGTGCGGCTTCCAGAGCCTGTCGTTGAGTAGCAATGTTAGAGCCTAGTTGACCGTAAGTAGAACCTATGTCAGCTTGTTGTAGTTGCTCTTTTTGTGCTTGAGTTATTGCCATAAGAGCCGCTTGGTTCTGTGCTTCTTCTTGTGCCTTAGACAACGCTAGTTGCTCTGGCGTACCACCGTACATAGCTGTCCGTACACCGCCTCTTCCTTGAGCAAACAAACGTTCTTCTAATTCAAGTCTCTTTCTTTCTTCTTCACCAAGCTGTGTAGCCCTAATTCTGTCGTACACCTCTTGTTCTCTAGCACCCATAGGCATACCGGCTTGGCCCATGAATTGCCCACCTAGGCCAAACGCCTGTTGCGCCGCCGCTTGTTGACCAGCGAGGCCGAACGGAGATACGCCTAACTGTTGTTGACCTATGCCCAACAACTGTCCTCCAGCGGCACCTAGCTGACCAGCGCCAGCAGGAGTAGCACCAAACCTAGAGAGTGCCGCAGATTCCAGAGCACTTTGAATACTAGAGGCAGTAGGGGCTAAACTGTACGTTGTTCCACCTTCGGCTGTAGTCTCAATCCTACCCGTAGGACCAGTGACCGTAAAACCTTTAAATGAAATATCAGGAGCCGTTATTTCAGGGAGAGCCTCATATCCTGTAGCAGTAGGATCATATATAGCCTTAATCTGTGAAGGTATCTCTCCGTACAGATCAAGAGCTACCCCACCTAAGAGATCGCTTAGAATACCCATTAGTAAGTACCTTTTTTCTTATTATAATTCATCATAGCGTTTTACCTATCAGTGCTAGTACATTCATTTCCTGTATGGACAGTGCGTAACCGTTGATGTCTGTTTCAAGACCCACAGTAATTACTGAGCCGTACCCTGTAGTGTTAATCGAAGACCTACTAATTGTAATAGCTTCCTCAGAGTACTCAGCGAGTCCGTATTCAGACTGTCCGTAAAAACCCGGAATAGCACTGCTGGTTCTAAACGTGCTAGTACTAGGGGCTGTAGAAAAATCATAAGACCACTTAAGAAAAATGTCTGCGTTGTTACCGCCTATTAACGTAGGGCGTATCTTTTTTAACATTTTAATCTTAGAGGGGTCACCAAAAGACAGCGCAGGGCTGTAGTACCTAAACCGGTAAACGCTTCCGTTGTCAGTGTAACCAGAGTAAGTTCCTACTCCGTTTGTTGTGCCTATGTAAACGTCTCCGTTTCTGTCTTTG